CTTATATCTTGGAAGAATGGCTTTAATGTATTCTTTCAGAAGTCATTTACATAATCTCTGAACCATTCAACTTTGTTATAAGCAGTAACAACAGCTGTAACAGCTACAGCAACCCACGCTACTAATGCTGCAACAGGTGAAGTGAATATTCCAGATAATATACTTGCAAGCTTTGACGCTCCACCTTGAATTGAAGCTGATGCCATCTGCCATTCAGCAATCATTGCGGATAAGCTCTCTTTAAATCCACCGAATATTCCTAATTCCCATATCTTATGAGCAAATACATCAACCTTACCTAATATAGTCATTATTGATGTAAATAGCTCACCTGACATTATGTAGTTAAGTAGCTTTATTCCACCAATAGTAGCTGCAATTATTCCTATCTTTTCAACTACTTTAGCAAGTTTTGAATTTGTTATTTCATCCAGTGCATCCTTTATTCCTGTAGTACTATCAAGTATTCCTTCAGTAGATTCTTCAATAGGTGTTAAATCAATTAATTCATAATCTTCTGTAGTAGTACTAAGTGAAGCGGTTGTATCATTCCCTTCAAGTACATTTAACTCATCAAGACCTGTAAGTGTCTTTCTAAGTTTAGTAGCTTGTGTGTTCGCTCCTTCAAGATTTGTTTCAGCAGATGAAGTTGCAGTATTTAATGCACTTGTAGCTCCAGAGTTCTTACCAAAGGATGATGATAATGCTTTACCAATTTGAATAAGCTTACTTAGTATTCTGTTAAGCATAGTAAGCATTGGTGTAAGTATCTGTATTAAGAAGCTACCAACAATTCCTTTAAGCTCATTCCACTGATTACTAAGAAGCTTCATCTGGTTAGCCCAGCTACCGGAAGTTCTTGCATAGTCACCTTGAGCATTCTTTGTAGTATTCAGAACAAAATTGTATCTTAATGCTACTTTCTCTGCCTGTGTCATTTCTTTGTAAGACTTCTTAATGCCTTGGCTTAAAGCAAATGCTTCAAGGTTAGCTTCAGTCATTACAACACCGAATTTCTTCAGTGTCTCTGTTTCACCGGTGAATACTGATTTTAGTGAAGTGAATGCAACATCTTGAGATACATTATAGAAAGAAGCCATATCAGCAGCTAACTCTGTAAGCCCTATAGCCATTTCCTTGCCATCTTGCGATGCAATACTCATACCGTTAGCCATTGCCATGAATGTAGATGAGAATTGTTTAGCCTGTAATTGAGTTAATCCAAACTTTTCTATAGCAGTTTCTGCAAAATCATTTACTTCACTTGCCATATCACCGAATGCAACATCAACTACATTCTGTACTTCAGCTAAGTCTGAACCTACCTGTACTGAAGCTTTCCCAAACTTAACTAAGGCTGCTACAGCTGCTGCAACAGATACTCCTTTGAACAGCTTAGAGAAAGCTGTAGACATTGAATTAGCACTTTTACTAACACTTGTGGATACTTTACCCATCTGTGCTTGCAGGCTATTTAATTGAGACTGTAGACCACTCGTTTCGGCAGTTATAACTACTTTTAGTTCTTCTAATGTCATTATTTATTTCCACCTTTATTGGTTCTACTGTTATGACCGATTGTAAACTCCATAAGCTGTGCTTTTAAGTACTCGGTCCTTTGTTTTTCTAAATCTTCTTGAACCTCAGATTCAAACATATCTGGATATAATTCAGTTAGCGGAGGTATCTGGTCACCGTTCATCTGTCTTACAACAAAGCTTGATATAAATGTTGCAAGATTATAATTTAATGCAACTTTCTCTTTAGCTTCATTGTCTTTTCTAACCTTATAAGAATCTACTACTAACTGAAGTTCTCCTATTGTCATATCCCAATAATCAAATACACTAATCCCTATAGATAATGCAGTAGGTAGAATATCATTGAAGATTTGTTCTAAAGAATGTGAAGAGTTATTATCCTCTTCACTTATGCGTTTTTTTCGTCATTCTCCTTTGGAATGAATCCTGCACCCTTAAACACTTCAAGCAAATCTGCTATTAATGACATCAGGTTTCCACCACCGGCACAATATTCATCGTATAAACTATATACTTCATCCATTGTGATTCCATGGTTATATTCCTCTAAAGAAGCTTGCAACATAACAAGCAGAGATTCAAGACTTGGCAATTCACCGTTTCCTGCCTTAATAAAAATGTTAAGCGGATTTGTCTTTAATCTCTTCTCTAAATCAACACAAGTCTTAGCACTAAGTCTTGCCTTATATTCTTTTTCATTAATTTTAATTATTGTGTATAACATTGTTTATCTCCTTGGTTTAAATAAAGGGGAGTATATTTCAACTCCCCTTATTGTATTAAGCTGCTGCGTTTACTGTAATGTCAGACTGAAGAGCTGCATTGCAAGTAAATGTAAGAGCTGCGTTTACAGCTGCACTATCAAGTGATACTGTAAGCTGTGCATCGAATACAAATTCTGTACCGTGATGTGTGCCAGTACCGGTGGATAAGGCATCTGGAAGTTCTACTTTAACCTTTGTTGTAGTTCCTTCTAATGCCTTAAGAACTGCATAGTTACCTGTTGATGGTGTACCGTCAAATAAGAATTTAAATGCGAGGTCACCGAAGTCTTTTATACCAGCAATGTAAGTTCTATTTCCATTTGCAAGTGTAGTTGTTTCTACCTTCTCAGGCGTACCACCAAGTGATGGAATTTCTTGAAGATTTGCAACTTCTGACCAAGTTACAGAAGAACCTGAGCCAGTGCCAGTATAGAATTTAATACCTTTTGATAAAATTCCTGCCATAATTATTTATGCTCCTAAATATTCTTTTCCTAGACCGTTATAGGTCATTACTATTTGTATCTGGTCATATACTATTAATGAATTACTTGATATTCTTCTGTAACCTAAGCTTTTCATCTTAGTGTCTACTTGTTGAGCATATCCGGTTAAATCATCAATTGAATGACCTCAAATCTTAATATAAAATCCTACATTTGAATATTCTAAAGTGTCACCTGTTAAGTAATCAGAATTATCTTTTTCTCTCCAAGTAATGCAAGGAGTGTCTGTACTTGAATCACAAAAATATTCATAGTATGTAGGAAGAACTGTTTCTAAATTACTTTGTAATTCTTGTTTAACGTCCAGCAATTTTCTCTAACTCCTTCTTCACTTCTTCTTGTATTGTGTTTTCAATAACTCCAACATTGTCAGTTAATGCAGGTTCAAGGAATGGCTGTGGATGTTGTCCTATTGTTGAATGCCATTCACCTTTCACATCCTTATAACACCATCTGTCTTGCCTACCATTACCCATACTACTGAATATGCCTGTACCTATTTCTACATACGGAGCATACTCAATATTTGTACCAATATACGCTGAATCACCTTCAACTTCATGTGTGATACTGCTTCTTAATAAACCGGTATCACCTACTGGACAATTTAACTTAGCTTCATTTTCAACAATCAATGCTGCTTTTGTCAGAGCTTTTTCAAGATTCACATTTTTAATTGAATCTATTTTATTTATTAGTTTCTCTGCATTGAAGACTTTTACTGTTATCATTACTTACGTTTCATTAATACTTGCAGATATTTACCGGAAGGAATTGTGAATAGTACATTATATACTTCAGTTCCAACTTGAATCTGATTTGTAGTATTTATTGTTCTATCCTTTGTAATCCCTATCTTATCAACATCTACATACCTCGGGTCTTGTACATTATTCTGACTGTAAAGCTTAACTACCATATCTACATTTCTTGTAGATGGAGTGTCTTGTCTTTTCTGACCATATGCATCTTTAGTGTTTGTATATGTTAATACCTGCACTGTTTGCATTTCTCTGTTTATCATACTTGAAGTTTCCTTTTAGCTTTCAGTTGCTTGATAATGGTTTCAGGGTAGTCAGAAGAATAATCAAATGAAACACCTGAATAATTTTCTGAATCTACCCCTTCTGAACCAAGGCGATTGTATTGAAACACGACCATACTGGCTATGAGTGATTCACAACCAGTAGAATCGTTATTTCTTGTGTAAGTATTGAATTCTTCAATGCATCTCTCAATGAGTACTGTTAATAACTCATCTTTACTATTATCGGTAAGTCCCAATAATAATTTAATTTGATTAAGCATTGAACTTACCTCTCTTTACTGATTAAGCTACTACTGTAAATTCAGCGATTGAAGGTAAGAAGCCTTCCTTAGTAGCTACAACCTTAATCTTGTCACCTACTGCAAGAGCTTCAGCAACAGTGTGTGAATATTCAGAGCTTGCTGCTGTTTCATCATTACCATCTTTAACACCGTTAACATATACTGCTACCTTAGCACCAGTTGTTGCTGCACCAGCTACAGTTGTAGTTGCTTTTGTTGCTGTAGTAATAGAAGCTGCTGTTGCCTGTGCTTGACCGCACTTAATGCACTTTCTTTCATCATAAAGAGCAATTACAGAGTATCTAGAAGCTACTACAAAGTTTTCCTTCTTATCAATGTTTCTATCCTGTTCTACAAATGTATTCTTCTTGAGGAATGCGTGTACTGCATCATTGTGAGCAAGGAACATAATTCCCTGTGGGAGTGCTTTAGAAGTGTAAATTGGAACACCAAGAATACTACCAATAGCACCAGTTCTGATGTATGCTTCTACATACTTGAGGTCATCACCAAGTGTCTTTCTAATCTTTGGTACTAATGCAATGTCACAAAGGAAGAACAGACCTGACTGGTCTTCAAATACGTTTGTATATTTAGCAATTGCATCTGCAAAGTCAGAAAGAGTATAACCAGTAGTCATAACTGACATATTTTCAGACTTATCAAATTCTGCAATAGCTTTTCTTGTCCAAGCATTTACCATAGATTCTGCAACACCCTGTACTTTAGTATCAATAAGTGTCGGGTCTGTCATCTGGTCATCATCGTACCATTTAGCCTGTGACTGAGTACGTGCTACTCTGTATTCCTTTTCTACATAGGAAGCATCTACAAATTCAGAGTTACCTTCTCCTCTTGCAAGGTCTTCAGCACTTTCTGTAGCTTTATAAATGTGGAATTTCTTTACCATGCCAGGAGCTTCAGCTAGGCTGTAATCTGCTGTCATGTATCTGTTCATATCCATCTTAGTTGCTATGATGGAATCAATTTTTTCTTGAAGGACAAAATTGTCATATCCCTTAAATGTATAATCTGCCATGTTAATTATTAATTCTCCTAATTATGTTTAAATTGATTAAATAAATCAGGCTGTTCATTTGCTAGTCTTTGCATATCTGATAATGATAATTTGCTGAACTGCTCTCTTGTCATAACAGTGTCCATAGGAAGGTTCTTCTTTGGAACGGAACTGCCAAGTCGTTTTTCTACTTCTGCTTTTACTGATGCTTTAAATGCTTTATCCAGTAACTTAATATTTTCATTCATCTGTTCAGCATCTTCAGCTACTACAAAGTTTACTAAGTCTAATGAAATGCCTTTGTCTGCTAATATTTTCGCACAAGCATTCTTATTCTCTGCAAGTGCTAATTCTGCTTCTTTAGCAGCTATTGCTGCTTCTCTTTGCTGTAACTCATATTCGTATCTTGAAGTTGCATCCATACTGGCAAGCTTCTGTGCTTCTTTAACTTTTTCTGCATTCTTCTGCTCTGCCTTTTTGAGTGCTGATGTAACACGCCTATCTGTTTCAGCTTGAAGTAATTTATCTACTTCATCTTGTGTGTAGGTTTTACTCTCTACTTGAGTTTGTTCTGTTGCAGCAGTTTCTGCCCCAGTATTGTTGTTAAGTTCTTCTGCCATTGCAATAAGCCCTTTCTTTAAAAATTATTAAATTGTACTAAATATTTTTGGCTACTACTGAGTGTCTCTAGTACCACTCAGCATTTAATTTAGCTTTTTCTTTTATTATTTAACTATTATTCTTGTACCCATTGTACTGTTCCAGCAATACATTTAAGTACATAGTTATGTGAAGTATCTGCTTGAGCAGGAAGTGGGTTATTGAGAGAAATACTCTTTATTTCACCTACTTGTGATGTATTAAATTGGGTTGAATTATAATTTGTTTTCCCATCTAATTCATAACTTGAATTAATTCAATTTGGTTGCCATGAACTATATGAAGTAAGTTGATAATACTTAATTGTACTTATCAATGGTAATAAAGGGTTATTCTCTTCTACTATGCAATTAAATTGACATTTATATGAATCATAATAACTTAATACATATAATCTATCTTCATATTTACATACTGGTAATTTATTACTATTAAGAGCAGATAATATATCAAAACAAGTAGTACTTCCATAGGTACACCAAAATAAGTTATCTATAGTATTTTGAATATTGATATTGCCACTACCTAATAATGATAGATTGTTAATAGTCTTAATATTTGTGCCAGATACTAGTGTTGCTTGTTTACCATTATCAATTATATCTTGATTTGCACTAGTTCTATAAGCAGCTAGTGATTGATGCTGTGTTAAATAACCTTGTGCTTGTGTCCAAGTCTTTGTAGCCATATCAGAAATTGCTGATGGCTGAACCGCTGTCGCACCTGCACTTGCTCCACTTCTAATTGTACTTAAATCGTTAATAATATCTTGCTTAGTAGCATCAATAATATCCTGTGCCGCACTAGTTCTATATGCAGCAAGACTCTGATGTTCTTGAATAGCTGTAGCACCTAGTGCAGCACCAGCTCTGATTGTTTCTAAATCAGAAATAGTTGCTTGCTTACCACTATCAATTATATCCTGGTCAGCTGCTGTCCTATACGTTGCTAATGACTGATGTTCCTGTAATGCAGTAGCACCTAGTGCTGCACCACTTCTAATAGTGCTTAAATCACTGATTACATCTTGTTTTGTAGCATCATGATAAGTATTATCAATAAATCCACTATCATTTGTTAAATCAGATGTTTTAGTGGGGATTGTAGGTTTATTAGTTAAATCATTATAATCACCACTAAATAATTCTGTATCTTCTGACAATGCACCAACATCTTCATAATCAAGTACTACATCACCAACTTTGCCATTAACAGAATTTACAGCTCCCCCTATACTACCTATATCTGTAACAAGAGTGTTTGGATTGCCTATTTGAATTTCCATATCTCTACCACTCTTTCTGTATTATATTTTCGTTAATATTAATTGATTGTGTAAATGAATACTTTATATCTGTACCAATCTTAACCCCTACTTGTACTTTAGTAAAATTATCACTGAATTCATATGTCTGTTTCTGTGTTAATGGATAATTTCACTCATTTGTTGTTGTATCAAATGTAATCTCATTCTTACTATAGGTCTTTAATATATCTCCTACTTGTATTCTTACATCTGTTACATCAGAAGGGGTTAAAGGTGATGTTCCTTGCATTATTTTTATTGGTAAGATATATGCATCACCTTTAACTACTTGTGTCATTTATTTTAGCTCCTTGCTGTCCAACTATATGTTATTGCTCCACTAACTATACTGCAGTGTAAATCATATTCTCCGTCTTCTGTTGGTGGGGCTGGGATATTGTTACATACTAAGTTACCTGACCAGTCTACTGTGAGTGCTGTATTTTTATCACTAGAACTTGAGCTTGTGCCATTACCTATTTCTAATAAGTACCCATCTAATAAGTAATTGAAATCTCTTACATATTCCCAATATGTATTAGATGTTTTGCCATTTGGTGGGTAATTCCCTACATTATCATCTTGTAAACTTCTAAAAATATAAGAATTGTTGAAGCATAAGTCACCAGTATTATATGTCTCACTACTATTATAAAAATGAGTCTTAAGAGCACTATATTTGTTATTACGACCTATAAGTGTTGCATTTGCTGATGAAGAACTTAAATAATTACCTAAAAATGTTGCGTAACCGTTATATGATGTATTATTATTATCACCTAATACATAACAGCTTTGATGTTTTATTGAGTTATTATGACCAAATACATAACAGTTCGAACCAGTATTACTATTATTATTACCTATTACATTTGATTGAAATGCTACAGTATTATTATCACCTAATGCGTGACATTCCCAGCCTTGCTGCTGAAGAGTGTTATTGTAACCTATGTTAGTCCAAGACATATTATTAATATCTATGCCACCACTAAATTGTGAAGTAAATGCTGCATCTACTAAATTACCACTAATTTTATTATTATATGTTGGTAATGGGTAACTTATATCAAAGTAAACAGTATTAACATTTCATTTAGTGCTGACAGATGTATTCTTTTTATAAAGTCTTATGTACTGTGTTGGTGCATAGCAGCTTTGACAAGTATCAAAAAATTCAAAGTTTGTTACATCAGTTTCCCAACTATAATTATTTTCATTTGTGAAATTCAATATAGCAGTTTCTGTTGCTGTTGGGTTAGTATACGCATTTCTAACAGTAATAGTAAGCTTACTCCCTTTTATTGAATTATGCTGAGCTGATGTTAATGACCAGTAAGGTGTAATAATCCCAGCACTAGTGCTAATACCATATGAAATGTTATTTTTAAGTGCTGTCTGTATATAAATAACATAAGGTAAACTTATGTTAGCTTTTACTTGGTTCTTCTCAGCATCTGTTAAACTCTGTGCTTCATCATATCTAACAGCACCTTCGCTAGAACCGCCTGCAGGAATATTCTTAGTAGTTCCATCAATAGTAATAGTTGACCAATTTGTGCCGTCATTTGTACCTGATACATTTACAAGACTATCTAATTTAGTTTTATCTGCAGCACTTTCAAGACCAGCTGTACTTGTTGTTGCTTCATTATATGTTGTATCTGTAGCTGATATTGTGTTATTTGAAATTGTTATATTACTGCCAGCTGTTAATGTATCTTGCTTAGTACTGTCGTGATATGCTTCTAACTCTGTCTGTGTTACATATTCACTTGGAACACTTTGTAATGCTGTAGCACCTAAAGCAGCACCACTTCTAATTGTAGATAAATCACTAATTGTATCTTGCTTACCATTATCAATTATGTCTTGGTTAGCTGCTGTTCTATAAGCACTTAAATCAGTTGTTGGTGTAAATGTTACTGTTGTGTTATCTTTCTTTGTTAATGTAAGTGTGTTTCCGCTTGTTGTTGCATTCTTTAAATATTCTGATGGTTCACCTGAGCTTCCACCACTTTTACCAGCAGCAAGTATCAGTGCTGCTGCACTTAATCCTTTTCCGTCTGCCATATTAGTCACCAACCTTTGCCCAAGTTGCACCTAATACGTAAACATCACCGTTTGCAAGATATGCAAGTGAACCTTTACTTAAAGTTAAAGTACCAATTGTAGTACCTAAATCTGAGGAAGCATCTGCATATACTAATACAACTGCTACCTGTGAAGCTTCTCACTTCAAAACTTCAATTAATTTCATTAGTTTTTACCTTTCTTTTACTCAATTACTGCTAACCATGTACATAAACAGTTTGGGTGTCTTGGAATTGTTGGTGCATCTTCTATTGGGAATATTTTTCCTTCAAGGCTTTGGCACGTTTCACAAGTTCTTTCATCTCTTGCTGTTAAATACTGTACTTTGGTTATTCCGCTGTCTGTATATTTATCAATGGCACTTTGATTGTAAATATGGCTCAATTCTGTTCTTGCTAGTCTTGATGCATTATTGTAGCTACTACCACAATCTTTCATTATTCTCTCAACTAGTACATCGCTACTCTTTCCACTTGCTACACAATCTATAAGCCCATTTGATAACGATTCTAATAACTGACCTTTATTTGTCCATATTCTGTCTGTCCAAGTCTTACCATCACTACACCATACATCCATAATTACTTTCTTTACTTCTTCTGGCTTTATGTCTGTTACTATTCCAAGCTGTTTCCCTATTAACAAATAATTGTCATTGTACAGGTCAGTTAAATTTTTCTTTAGCTTTGTCTTCTCTTTCTTTCCAAGTGAAGTAAGCTCTGCATTTATCTTCTCCATCAATTCATAGTACCGGTTATATTTATACAGGTGTGAGATAAGTACATCTCCACTACCACCTTCAAGCAGTATCTGGTTGTATAGAAGTTCCATTTCTTTTTGGATATTTTCCTCAACTCTCTGATACTGCTTGATTAAATATTTATCCATGTCTGCTATTGATGTTCTGACAAGTCTATCTCTGGCTACTATATCTCTCTGTAACCAATAATCTTTAACCTTCATCTACTTCTGTCTCATTATTAACACTGAAGTTGTATAACTCCATATTGTTTGCTTTTTCTTCCTGCACTGCTTCTAACTCTGCATCTACATCAGTTACAAATGGTAGTAATGTAAGTAATGTTCTTGTGCTTACTACTCCTCTTAACTGATTTACTATATTTACAGTGTCTGATAAGTCTGTAGGTAAGTTTCTGGTGAATGTAATATTTACATCTCTCCATACTGCTTCTTCTGATGTTAAATTAAGTATTGCACTGATAAGTTCTATTCTTCTCTGTAGTGCTTTCCTCATATTTGTTTCTATTACACTTGAAGCATTTTCAAATCCTACTAACTTATATCTGATTGCTACACCGCTTTGTGCCATAAACTTTTCATCAGTGAAGTCAGGACAGTTACTTATCTTATGTATATTGTCTTTGAAGTTTGTAAGCAGATTTGTTACTTGTACATCATTTATGCTCTTTGTTAAGTACTCAGCAGAGCAGTCAGCATCCATCATTAACACTCTGTTCTGCTTCATTGTTCTTAAATCATTTTCATCTGCTGTTAATCCCTTCAGAACTAAGTAAGCATCGGCAAATGCATCAAAGTCATCTATACTTCCACTTAATACTTCGTTATATGCATCTTGCAGTGTTATTATCTGTTCAAATATACTCTTTTCATCTTTGTTTAAACTGAACACTGTGACAGGGCATTGTCCATAGAAATGTGGTTCTTCACTAAGGAATGTAAATGTCATAAAACCTGCACCACTTCTATATCTTCTTATTGTGTTCTGACCATACACTTCAACCATATAAATTGGTGTGTTATTTGCATCCAGTTCTTCTTCCCAGAATCTAATCACATATTGCAAGTCATTATTTAATGTATTGTCATAGATTGGAACACAACTTCTTGTATCAAGTATTCTGAACCTTTGCTGTCCATCTTCTTGTACATAGTTAATCTCAAATGCTCTTCCATAAATTAATGCATTTACCAATAACTCTGAATCTTCTTGGATATAATCGTTATATTTAAGAATATCTATTACATCATCAAAGTTGTCATTCTCATACTGTACTGGAATACCGGTTAAATAACCTGCATATGTATCAACTATATATTTAGTGAAGTTTGTTACAACTTTATTACAAGGCTTTCCTATATCTGTTGCTTGCTTACTTAATATCTGTTGCTTTCCGTCATAGTATCTCTTTCACTTTAGATAATTTACTAATTCCTTTGTCTGAAATTGCTGTAAGAACTGACCTAATATTTTCTCTGTCAGCTCTGATTCCTTATCTATTAAGTACATTTTTACTCCTCTATAATCCAAGTAATGATTTATTAATTGTCTTTAATCTTGATTTATCTAAACACTGTAAGCTGTATCTGAGTGCATCTAAACAGTGGTTGAATTTATCTTCAGGTTTATTCTCATACTCTCCATCTCTGTTCTTTAACCAGCTATAATTCTCAAGCTCTGTTATTGTCTCTGTACAGGACGGATGTACTATTAATTCATACTGCTGTAGCTTCTGTATTCCGTGTATAATGCTGTCAGGTCCTTTAACGGATTCTTTTATCCTTAATATTCCTTCTCGCCTTAATTCTTCTATTGACTTTGGCTCTGCACTATCTGCAATTATTGCTGATTTACTAAACCCTAAACTCTTTATTGCATTGGCTATTTCGTTATTCGTTTTTCCTCTGCATATATATTCATCAAAGATGTATATTTTATCTCCGTCAATTACACTTGCTACTAACGCTGTATTGTCATTGATAAATCCAAAGTCAAGTCCTACTAACAATTCACCGTCTATTTCTTTATGGTCAAATTTCTCTATTCGCCAGTTGTTATATACAAGCTTTGATAAACTACAGAACTCTCCAAGCACATATATTCTGTAATATGTATTATTGGTGTTTATCATTGCTTCAAGTGACTTTACATACTCTTCCGGAATAAACCTTAAATTGTCCTTGTAGCTTGTCTTTAAAATAAATGCATCTTCATCTTTACATCCATCTTCAAACCATCTTCTATATGTCCAATTTGTCTTACTTACTGGGTTAAATGAACACCATATCTCTGAGTTATCTACTTTGGCTCTAAGTCTTAATTGCAACTGGTCAAATTCATCTTCATTCAGCTCTGTACATTCTTCTACCCATAAATCTGTTATTCCTACTATGGATTTTATACGCTCTGAATCTTCCATTCCCTTAAACAAGATTACTGAGCCATTTGGAAACTCTATTGTGTAGTCTGATATTCTGACTGTACAATATTCTCTTATTTTCCATTGGCTCAGAAGGTCATTAATCAGCCTTCAGCAACTATCTTTTTGACTGGTTAATGTTTTTCTTATTACTAGTACTTTCCTTGTCTCTTGAAGGCATTTTAAGCATATCCTTTGACCTATTGCAAAGCTCTTACCTGAAGCAGCTCCTCCGTATAATATATTCAGCCTATGTCCTGTTCCGTTTATTATTGGCATATAGACTTCATTGAAGATTTTTCTTGATAATTTTAAATTAATCATTCAATTCTGCTATTTATACTCTGCTATTCTTCATCAATCGTTACGGAAATCGTTTTGACATTTGCATCTACGTTTACTTGCTGTGCAGGATTTAATCCATTTGTCTTTGCTAAAAACTCTACGGCTCTGTAGTCTCCCTTATCTGCAAGCTCTACCATCTTCTGTCTTGCAAATACTCCGTACTCTTTCCAATTTTCATCTAATCTTCTTTGCAGTTCTGCTTGAAACTCTGGGTCCTTCTTCCAATGGCATACTTGCTTTTCAGATACTTCTGACATTCTTGCTAATTCTGCATTGGATTTAAGCGGATTATTTATATATGTCTCAAGGAACGCTGTTTGTTTCTTTGTTAATATCATTTACTTATCTAAACCTCTAAATCCATTCCCATGTATATCCATATGCAGTTTTTGCTGTTCCATTACATACATTTGCTATCTTGCATCTTGCGGAACTACAATTACTCATTTCTTTTCCTGCATCTGATAAACATTCATATATCTTTCCTGTTTCTTTGCACTTTACCGGTTTACATTCTGCATATGGTCTTATTCCACTTCTATTCTTTGAAATTAATCTTCTTTCCTCTTCTGTGTGCTTTCTTCCCCAGCAGGGATTATTTTCACCTAAGTTATGAATTCTTAAATGTTCTGATTTTGTCATTGGCTCTAAATCCTCAATTCTTCATTCACAATATCTATCAATGTCATTATTTCTTAAGCTCTTATCTTTATGATGTAGAACTCAACCTTTTTGAAGATTGAAGTGTTTAGCTGCTAATCTGTAATTATGGTAATATGCTGATAATTGTTTTGTTGTTAATTTTGCTCTAAATTTACTCATCTATATAAACACCTTCTGGAATACCCACCAGAGCCTTAAATTTGACTTCTGGTGCATCTTTTTCACCTCCTCGATAAATTAGTCATAAGGGTAATGACGGAGGTGTGAATCATTACCCTGTTTAACTTATGTAATCAGCTTTTGCTGTTATTACCGATGGTAAGGAAAAATGGCAATAAATCCTTACCGTCTTAATACATATAAAATTTTATGAAAGGAGGGTGAATTTACGCTCGTTAAAGCTTTATTCACTGTAATTTAGCGTTTTATATTTATATTTAACCTATTATTTTTTCAATGGTATATCCTTTGACTGTTCCACCACGTTTTACTGCTGAACCAACATATTGACAGGACACACCTAAATACTTTGCTAACTGTGATTTATTATCAAATGTCATATCCAATTCCGGTACATAAAGCTTGTATACATTCTTAACTATTCCCTTTGTCCATCCCTTTGGAATTGGCTCTATTGAATCTACTATCCTCTTTAGTTCAACACCGTTATTTATAAATATCCAACCATACATCTTTCCGTAGTATGTTCTGGCTTCTTGCCAATCTATATGGTTGTCCTTATTTGATTGATACATTTTCCATACAAGGTAATCCCAACATTCATCAACCTTATCTGCTATTTCCTGCATATCTGCTATTTTGTCTGACATTTAGTACACCTCGCAGTGATAAACATTGTTTTCAAAACAGTCTCTTAAAAAGTCATCAAATGTTTTATGTGCATAGTGAACTTTCCTTACTATGTTGTCATTCCATCCAAAGTACTTTGAATCTTTGTATGGCATATAGAAGCTTTCTTTCTGCTCCTTTGTTAAATCATCCCATCTAAGTTCCTTGTACTGTAACTGGTCTCCAAAGCTCTCTGAATCCTTCTTCAAATATCCAAATTCATCTATTGTGTCTACAAGGTTCTGAAGTCCTTCTTCTGTTAAATAAAGTGGTCTACTACTACCATAAATGGTATTGTTATATCCTTTGATTCTTACTTCATTTGTCTCAGCTACAAGCTGGAATCTTAAATAGTTTTCGGTGTTCCAATCTGACATTGATTTTCTTAAAGTATCAACTGTGTAATTCATTTCTTTCTCCTTTATAAATTTATTAATGTTTCTGCTTCTGATTTATTTACTTGTTGTTTAGGTGATGTATATGGTGTCTGTTTGTCATATGTCTTTGGCTCATAGAAGTCTTTCCAGCCCTTTGCTATTGACATATCAACAGAAGCTTCCATCTTGTTTACATCACCGTTAAATTTAGCTGGCAAATTCTTAATTCTTGATGCAAGTGTTGTTGCATTAACTTCACCAATCCAAACCTTAGCCCATTTGTATATCTTGTCATTTAAGTAGTCCGGTGTTCCAATTTCATTAACAGCTTTGGTTATCTTCTCAAATGGGGGTGATTTTTTCTTCTTGGAAGATTTTTCCATCTCCACTAGATTATTATTTTCTAGAGAGGAGCTATTAACACATTCCCCCTGTACCTCTATATCCTTTATTGATGTATTAGTACATGATGTATTAGTATATGATGTATTAGTACTTGTCACTGGCTTACATATAGTTTGCGACTGGCTTACAAACTGATTTGTAACTGGCTTACAAACTGGTTGTAACTGGCTTACAAACTGGTTGTCACTGGCTTGCAAACTGGAGAATTTATTTTCAAACTCATCCCAATTAATATAGAAATGTCTTTTCATTGGCATACCATAGCTACTGCATTTAACTATTCCCAATTCCTCTAAATGTGCTATGGATTTGTCTTGTTTAAACCTTGATAATCCGGTATCAGCTTCACAATCATCAATTGTTAAGAAGAACCCACCGTGTTCATCAAGTCTCTTAGAATCTTGCCAGTACTTCTGCTTCTTAGCCAACTCACCAATCATTATTGCTTCATCTAAACCGAAAGTATGAATAACATCTACGTTTAGAATTATGTAGTTGTCTGAAGCTAAGAATTTAAATATATTCATTTAATCCCTCCAATCCTTTATAAAATTTATTTGACAGTTAATTTAGCTGTCCTATTTTCAGTTTTTCATCAAATTTTTAAGCACTTTGATGAAAATATATTTTTAGTCTATCTATATATTCCCTAAGAACACTAGCGGCGAGACCATTACAGCCTCGCCACTAATACTCCTTACTATTCATTTCAATTGTTTTTATGCAGGTAACTCTGTTACCTTGATGTCCTTATATCCAAGAAATTGCCAATAACTTACTTTCAGTTCATAGCCTGCTGTATTTAACAACTGGCTCTCATGGTACTTACCATCTTTAAATCCACTTACAATGTACTTACAAGGCTCAAATTCTTCATCCTCGTCATAGTAATCTTGACCTTGCTCATAAACATCAGTGCATACTGCATAGTCTTCAATCCAAGCAGTCTTACCATCTTCATTTAATCTAGTCTTCAAATATATCACCTCTAATCTACTACTTAACATTTATGCAACCCACATAGTCTTCATAAAAATTATATTACGTAATGCTTTCCTTGATTTATCTTCAAGTTCATCGTTAACATAATCTGTACGTTCAACCAAATCAGTGAGATACTTAACAAGATACTTTGTTATTGTCTTAGTCTTCAGTTCAAACCCTGAATAACTATCTGTAGCAGGGGAGTACATCATAACACCAGTTGAGAATCCATAATGTACATGTTCCATAAACATTAGTTCTGGATTGTTATCCTTAACATACTGCATAAACTGTTTGCTGCTTACCTTAACAGCCTTAATTTTCTTTGCCATTTTAAATCTCCTCCATAAAATTTTTAAATTACTCTTGAACTGCGGTAAAATATCTGGTATAATTGAGCAACCGATATTGTTGACCTTTATTGTATTTGGATTGTAGCACATTTTCCAGTAAATGTCAAGAGCTATTTTTTAAATTATTTTTTCAAAACTATTGACAACCGTACTTTGAAACTGGTACAATCCGTTTAGGATATTTATCGCTTCATTTGATTGTTAGCATTCTACCACAGATAGTGCTAATTGTCAAGTGTTATTTTTGAACAAATTAAAAAAGGCACTTACCGTAGATGGTAGGTGCTTTTAAAATGCCGTTTAAGGCTTAAAATCGGCTCATACAGCGATTTTATACTTTAATTGGATAACTATACTATAGCAACACTAAAATCGCTCAGATAGCCTAAAAAGTGCCTTAGAAACGAAAAGAGCCACGTAGTACTCCGTAGCTCCCTTCGCTGAATTAAATTGAATCCACCGATTTCTCAGTGGGTAGGTTCATTCATTATATACGAATCTTCTGTTTAATGCAAGTATCAAGCGGTGATAATTCTTCCATCTTTATATTCATATTTGTACCATAGGCGGATGCATAATGTGCTGACATCTCCAAACTACTGTGATTAAGCAATCTACTTAATGTATAAATGTCTCCATTGTTTCTAAGGAAGTTAACAGCAAAGGTATGTCTAAATAAATGGGCGGATGTCTTATTAACTCCCCTTGCCTTATTATAATCTGCTATTTGCTTTTGAGTAGTTCTCATATCTGCCTTATCTCCATACTGGTTGCAGAATAAATATCCATCATTACCTCTTACCACCAGATACTGTTTTAAGACACCTATTAAGGCTCTGGACAGCGGATATACCTGTTGCTTCTTATTCTTCATATGACGGAATGTAACGTACCCAGAACCGAAATCTACGTCTTCTACACGTATATCAAGTGCAGTTCCTATTCTACAACCGGTTCCTACTAAGAAACATACTAAGCACCATGTCTTCAGCTCATTGAAATTCTTTGTAACAGGCTTCTTAACTAGCTTCTTAATTTCATCTGTAGTGTATATGTCTTTAACAACCTCTTCCTTTTTGAGTAAATGTATATTTATGCATACGTTTGCATAATTACTAAATGCTCTTATGGCTATCAAGTAACTGTTAATTGTAGCGGTATGCCTTCCCATCTCTCTGCTATCAAGTATGAATTTATTAACACCTTCTTGTGATAATTCATAATGATTTAAATAATAGGTTAGCTGTGTTTTATACCCTTTGATTGTTACTGACGTTAACCCTCTAACTTCACAATCAATAAGGTAATCATCCAATAAAAAAGCTCGCACGGTTAGTCTCCTTTCTACTAAGAGAAAACCCTTACGAGCCTTGAAATTTCAACGTTTTTGTCCAACATCCATCACACAATCACCTGAACCGTGCGCGTCTGCCAATTCCGCCATACCTGCACATATGGGTTGATTTTTCAAGCTTTTTGGGATTTTCTCTTTATGTAAACCTCCATAAAACTCTTAAACAACTCGCACGGTATTGTATCACGATGATTGGATAATGTCTATATATTATTGAAAGAATTATTCATAATTTTCTGAATAAATTTCATCTTCATCTTTCTTACAGAAGAAGTATGTTATAACACTGCCTCAAGCTGATGAATAAATTGTGATAACTTCCTGTGCAGGTGTTCATATACCACTAAGAAGTAATAACATACCAGCAGTTAATGCAAGTGTTACAAGTGATTTAACTTTTAATAAACTAATGATTGCTTCTTTCACGTTCAATATCCTCCAAACGATGATTTATTACTTTAATCTGTTCTTTAATTACAGGAACATTCTCACTAAACAGTTTTGCATAGTGGTTATGTTCCCTTATATGCTCATCTATATCACTTAATCTCTGTTGCATTACAGCATCTTTTTTATCTAACTCATGATATAAATTATTCTTTGTAAGTAAGGCACTTACAATTACTCCAGCAAGGGTAATAAGTGCCACTATAATTGTTGGGTCCATATTGTTCTCCTAATTACTATTTACATAGTCTAATATATCGTTAAATTCAGCTAATGCATTGTTCCACAAATAAGCATAAACTTTATCACCTGTATCTATATTAAGTCTTGTTATATCCACTCTGTATAATTCAGGTTGTCTTATCTGTATAGGCATATCTTGCTCACTTATTGGAACATCATGTGTATCTGAAGTACCTCTTATTAAACAATCAAGCCAGAATTTCCAAGTGAGTATACCATACATTAAAACATCTTTTATAGGACTACCAGGGTATCCAGGCACTGCTGTATCTCCTGCGGAAACATAATCTAACTTTCTACTTGAAGGTACTCTTACCTTACCTTTATACGTTTCAGTTAATATGACTAAATCATTCCAGTTTGAAGCATATACTTGGCAAGGTTGATTTGATACAACAGGTTTATTAAATGCAAACTCACTCTCAATAAATTCTAACGAGCCATAAAACGTATTAACACTTATATCTGTATACTGAACTTCAGCATCGTTTGGAATCATAGATAACGGGTCAAATGATGCATATTCACTGTCAAACCATCCATTAAAATGAAGGCTTTTGTATGTATGACCATCATATGTATATGGAACAAGATTTCTTGGAATTGTCCAAGTGAATTTTATTTTATCCCCTTCACCTGTTGGATAACCATATGGATTTCTTACATCTGCTAGTTTAGTAATATTCCCATAAACACTGCTTGCTGAACCTGTAGCTATTACTCTACCGAATTGGTCTATTATCTGTACATCAGGAAGTTGTCTTTCATTCTTAACAGTAGGTATAAAGAATAGTCCAAACTTGTAATAACTCTTATTTAAGAATCTTAATTTAAGGTATAAATAATATGTCCTATTTGCTACTACATCACATTTCCTTGCAATACCAGTTGCATAGTCAGTGTTACTTGTATCAATAACGCTAATGTCATTTGAAGGTAACCCCGTAATTGTATCAACCGTCTCAAGAGATTCTGTTACTGCTGCACCATTTATTGCACTTCCCTTTGAATTATAACTTGAAGTACTTCCTATTCTAAATGAACCAGCTTTATTAAATGATATTGGAATAACCCATGTTACGTTTGGTTTATGTGAGAAAATACTTCTTGATTCACCATACCCAACAAAGTTTGTTAACGGTTCTTGTATAAGCCTTATAAAGTCAATATGTGTATATTTTGCAGTAATTCTGTGTGTAGTTATTGAACCTACTTGTGTCTTATAATAAATGTAATAGGTTGTTCCTTGAGTAACTGTGAATTCCTGTTCATACTCGCTCTGACTACCATCAATCTTGTATAAATATGCAGTAGGCTCACCGATTGTTTCATCAAATGTGAATGAATCTGATATTCAAGCTGTGCTTAAATATGTATAAATAGATACTTTAAGGTTACCATTTCTAGGTACAGTAAGTCTTACAACATCAACATTGTATGCAGTTATATCGTTGGTTATTGATAATGTGTCTGTACAATCCCATGTTATTGGTACAAACTCCATTTTATATGTTCAACTCATTAAATTATACCTTTACAAAAATACTGCAGGTCCTATAGGTACAACTGTGTCAATCCCATCATCATACCAAGCACCTTCCTCATTAATGAAAATTGAACGGTATCTTGCTACTCTTTCTTGACCTTCACCTTCATACCAGCTATAACACATTCTAACTTCTCCCGGAACAATAGATACCCAGTTATCCCCTACTTCAGTAATGCTACCTTCATCGTAGTTTGTGTTATTTGATATTAATATTCCCTGCTGAGATTCTCCATCAACAAACTGTGTGCCAGCACCCATTCTTCCTAAATCAACTACCTGTCCGTCAACTGTTGTTTGGATTCTGAAAGCACCTTCTGTATCTCCACGTACTATAATGTCATTTCCTATGATTGTTGGAGTTTCAATTGTTGTAGATGTTATTCTTGTTGCTGTTATATAACTTGGATTACTTGTTAATACCCATGATGTTCCGTTATATGTATACCAAGAGTTTACATAGTACTCAGGATGACCACTTACAGTGCCAGTTACATACCAATAAGAACCAAGAACAGATTCTTCAGCAGTAGGAATAGTGTTTTTTCTATATATATTACCTACTCTACTTTTTGTATCTGCGGATAACTTATCAAATGATATTGAGCCATCAACTAAAATTGTTGATGCATCTATAGAATCAGCACTGATATGACCACCATCAAAGTCTACTGATGCAGTTTGACCTGCTACTGTCTTTTCAATGTGTACACCGTCTGCTGTTATTTTAAATGTAGTAGATGTATCAGTACTTAAATCACCTAATGTCTGTGTATGTGCATTTACAGTGTTTTCAATTGTATGGTACTTTCCTACAAGTGCTTGTACTTCATTATTTTCACCATTAACAAGTACATCTCTATCAGGTCTGCCTGTACTTGAAAGTGTTATACCAGAATTTGTAGATTTCTTATTAAATACATATGTATCTAAATAATTTGTTGAATCATAGTAAACACGTATTACATCACCCATTTCAATTCCATTATCATTGAAAAGTTCTACTGTTAATGGTGTGTAACGATAATCGTCTACTTTATCAAGAATGTTTTGTACATAAGAACCCATAGTTGATAAGTTCTCATTGTAGAATATTGCATTGTAAGGTATCTGAAGTACATTATTACCATCACCTCTTACAATACCTACATCTGAGCCACCGTTAGATACTTTAACAGTTGAAATAACAGGAGCTTGATAATCTGCATAGGAAACACTCTTATACTCACTTCTTCTTATGCTCTCTATTGTTAAATTATCACCGAAGTGTTTAATCTGAATTATTCCATTGCTGTCAGCCGTTATAAATGCACCAGCAACAGATGCAATGTAGCTAAGAAGTGTTCTTCCATTAATTGTTTCACCACCGAATACATTCTGAGTAATAACAATTGTATCGTTTAAGAATTCACCGGAAGTTCCTGTTCAGCTTGATGGATATTGAACACCACAATATGTGCATAAGCCTTTGAAAAATGAGTTAACGGACTGTGACCAGTTAAGGCTATCCACCCAAGACTTTACATCTACATCAAACTTATAAACATTGTCATAAGCAGTGCATTTGTATACACCGTTTCGTGTCTTTTCAATCTGAGATATTGTGAATACACCCTTCTGAACAAATGATGAATCACCGTACTGTTTTTGGCTTAATGTGAATGTTCTTCCAATAGAATTTGTAGTTAATGAATCTGTAGTAAATGTTACTTGCGCAGATGCAGTTGTTCCTACATCAAGGTCTGTATTACTATTTACATTACATTCATATTCTATACCACCGTATAAATGACTATCTGTAATAGTAAGTGATGGATTTGTAAATACTAATTGATTATTCATTATTCAGTAACTCCGGCAATAGCTATAGCGTTAAATGATATACCTTCCCAAAGACCTGTGTTGTTATTGTATATTCCTGAATAACAATTTCCTTGAGAAGTAGATGTATATACTTGGACTGTCTTTTCAGCATTATTTCTTACATCTCAATATGTAATGTTATATATCTTACCTTGAACAAGTTTTAATATTGTGCTTGCATCTGAGCTTGTTTGTGGTGGCATTTCTATCTCAAGCTTTACGATACTCTTATATGTTTGGCCATCACCTATAACCCAGTTAATATGCATAACACCATCATCAGTTCTACCGGAATCTTCAGAAGTTAAAGTATCATATATTATATTGATAGATTTTGCTGTAAACGGTGGATTATTACCTATTTTGAATTGTCCTGCATTACTTAATGCCATATTTAACTCCTATATATGAAATTAGCCAGCCAGAATTAACTAGCTGGCTATAAACTTAGATTAATGCAACCCCTGTCATACGCTTATAAGCACTGTTTCCACGAGCTGCTGATTTTGCAATTACATCGTCACCTATAGATACTGTCATATCTTGTGATTCTATTGCTGTAATAACTTGTTTTGTCATCTGTGCAAATGCACTTATTAAATTACTATTTGAACTGTCTATAGTCTCTTTTAACAGCTTTTGTGGTGTGACTATTTCTGGGTTGTTAAATCCAGCATCACCGCCTATGAATGCTGTAGGCTCTGTTAATACTCCACCATTAGCAAGTCTTGGTAATGTTATAGTAGACATAGTAGGAATCTTTACATTAATACCTATCTTACTTCCAACTTTGCTTACAACATTGTTTATACCTGCGGTAAGTTTATTAATACCTGCAGGTAACAGGTTAAGGAATCCTTCAAATACACTTATTAGCATATTAACTAATCCCTTAAATATAGTTACAATACCTTGCCAAGCCTTCTTGAAGTCAGCAGTGAATATACCTGTTAAGAATGTGTTTAAACCACTGAATACCTGTTTAAGTCCGTCTATTACACCTTTAATTGCGTTAATAATAGTTCTAACAACATCTAAAGCTGAACCTAATACAGTTAATATTGTTGCTATTACAGTTTTAACAACAGGTAAGAACCCTTTAAGTAATTCACCTTCAGCTACACCTAGTACTACACCAAGACCTGCAAAGATATTCTGAACTAATGACCACATTTCTTGAAGTAATCCACCAATTGAGCTGAACAGAGATTTAATTGATTCCCATA